AGGCGATATTGCAGATAAATTTAATCCATATATAGCTCCCTTAAAAGATAAATTAGATGAAATGTTACCAGCTAAAAATACAGCTCCCTCGGTGATGAAAGAACTAATGGATGAAAGAGTAGATGCGTTGCCCATTAACTTCCTTAGAGGCGCCAACTGGATAGACAAAATAGTTGTGGCTGATGAAGCTCAAAACTTTACATTTAAAGAACTTACTACTCTAGTAACCAGGCTCGGGAAAAATAGTAAATTATTCATATGTGGAGACTTCATGCAAAGCGACATTAATGGAAAAAGCGGATTCGGGCCGATGTACGAATTATTTGATGACGAAGACAGTAAATTGAAAGGCATTCACTGCTTTCGATTTACAAAAGATGACATCATGCGAGATGAATTGCTTAAATTTATAATTGGAAAACTTGAAAATAAAAAATAATTGTGTATAACTTTATGTATCATGGAACTCATTTCGGCAATTATAGGAGCAGCAACTACCCTCGGGGGTATCTATCTTGCTCATAGATTAAAATTAAAAAAAGACCCTTTGCCTAGGGATATAAATCGCAATGACAATATTTATACAGCTCTTTCGTACCTTATTGCCGAGACAGATTCTGATAGATGCTATGTCTATGAGTTTCATAATGGAGACTATTATTATAGCGGCAATTCGCAACAGAAGTTTAGCAACACATACGAAATCGTTGAAGAAGGAATAAGTTGTGAAGCATCTGCAGAGCAGAATTTAAGAGTTTCGAATTATAACTTTTTTATTAAAGAATTAATTGAAGAGGGCGGTATATGTTACTCTAACACAGAAAAAATACCAGACCCTTTATTTAAGGAAAAAATGCATAACAAGGGTATCAAAAGCATATCTTGTGTTCCAATTAAGTTGTTGAATGGTAAGATTATAGGGATCTTGGGAATTGACTATGTAAAACATACTGTAGATTGCGATCAAGAAATGTTCGAATTACTTAAGAATCAGGCTCGAATTATCAGCGGTTATCTTGGAGATTAGTTGAATTTTATTTAATTAATTATATAATTAACTATGAATATAGTTTATTGCACTAACTGTGGTCACAAAATAGAATATACATCTCCTTCTCCTAAATTTTGCCCTTCATGTGGTAGCGCCATGGACGGATCCAAGGCTTCTGTAGCCAGCCCTCAAGTTGATGATATTGCTGTAGAAAGAATTCCATCTATATCTAAATTAGAGTACGAAATAGATGCAAGCAATGGTAATAGAGTTATTGCTGGAGCTGATTTAAAAAATCTCTCCGAATCCCCTAAAAGAAAGGTTTCTAAGTCGAGTAATGATAACGAAGATCTTATCAAAGAAGGTATGCAGTTATGCAGGCAAAGCAAAAAGCAGACCGATATTGATGACTAGAAAGAAAAAATTAAGCTATGAAGACTGCGTTGATGTAATTGATAATGAGTTGCGTAAACGGAAGCACAAATGGCGTCTCCACGCTCTCGCCTGGATGGATTATGATGATGTACAGCAAATAATTCGCGCTCATATTTACAAAAAATGGGATCAATGGGATCAAAAAAGAAGTCTAGCTCCTTGGATAAATAAAATAATATCCAACCAAATTAAGAATATATTTAGAAATTACTATACTAATTTTGCAAGACCTTGTCTAAACTGCCCATTTGCTCAATCTTCAGCTAGCGAACACGAAGAGGGTCATACTGGCTTGTGTGGATTTACTCCAAGCGGAGTTCAATGCTCAGAGTGCCCTTTATATTCTAAATGGGAAAAAACTAAAAAAAGTGCTCACGATATAAAAATGCCATTAGCTTTAGAGCATCATCCTCAGGAAGTATATAATATATCAGAGGAATTAACTGATATTTCTGAAGCAGAAAAAAAACTACATACATTAATGGAATTTAAGTTGTCTGATAAACATTATGCAATTTATAAAATGATATATGTTGAACATCTGCCAGAAGAAGAGGTTGCTAAAAAAATGGGTTACAAAAGCAATGAGAAAGGCAGGAAAGCTGGATACAAGCAATTGAAAAATCTAAAGAAAATATTTATAGAAAAAGCAAAAGAAGTTATCGACAGAAAGGATATTATTTTATGAGCAAAATAGAATTGACAGAAACTCAAAAAAACTACTTGAGAGAAAATCATAAAAAAATTCCTGATTTAATAAAACTCACTCAGAATACTTTTTTAGATGATACTCTAGATGGAAGGTCGAAAGAAGGAAGAGCGGTTAAAGACTTCCTGGTCGAAGAAAACCTGGATTACAATACAACAAAAAAAGAGAAAAAGGGACCTGTAGAGCTCACCGACGAACAAAAAGATGAAATTCTAGACCTAGCGGAGGACGGTTTAAACTCCTTTCAGATCGCTCAAATAGTATTCCCTGAAGAAGAAGTGAAAAAGCTATCCACAGAGCAGCGAACAGTAATGTCTTATATTAAAGATGTCGCTCCAGATCTACTACAAAAAGATGAAAAACCTCGAGTGCGTGAGAAGTATCAACCGCCAACCAACTTTAATGATGTAGTTAATTTAATATCAGCCTATACTGGAGATGACTTAAACCCTAACGAAATAGGATTGCTGGAGAAGAAGTCAGCCGAAAAAATGCTTTCATTCCTTTCTTCTCCAAGATTCCTTAATACAATTAATAATTATAGAGACAAAGATGATAGAGACTTATTTGAGGCAGAGTTTGTTAGGGCTACCTGGGAAAAGCCAGACTTAACAAATGATGAAATTAATTTATATATTAACGTCTGCATTGATTACATTAACCTTAGGAATGTCAGTAGAAATATAGAAAAATTAAATAGAATGTTTAATGACGCGGATTCCCAGCAAGAAATGACTGTTAGGCTAGCAGAGCTTTTAAAAACAAAAAGCGAAGAGTATGACAAATGCGAAAAAAGAATGGAATCATTAATTAAAAAATTAAACGGAGACAGATCCAGAAGGCTTGAGAATAAACAATCTCAAAATGCATCAATATTATCTTTAGTTGAAACATTTCAAAACGAAAAAGAAAGAGAAGTCATGGTGAGAATGGCGGAGATGCAGAAAAAATTAGTGAGAGAAGAGGCTGATAGAATGGAATCTATGGAGTCTTGGAAAGCAAGAATTTTAGGATTATCTAAAGACGATGCAGTATAAATATATCCAACCTCAAAGACTGCTTAATATCTATGATGAGATATTTGCAGCTGATTCAGTTCTCACAAAAGAAGCATGTGATTTATTAATTAATTCATTTTCTGGACAATGTAAATCTGCGACTGTTGTGGGGGTTAACGGCGGTCAAAGAAATAATCTAAATACGGTTGCGATATCATCACACCCCGTAGTTTCGGAAATTAAAAAATACTGCAGCCAAATTACAAAAACTAATATCGCATTCCAAGAAGAAGCTCAATTCATTAAATACGAGCCCTCAATGTACTACCAAGAACATTATGATTTTTTTGAAAATCCAAATGCTATGTTACCAAGCCAGTTCGGAAGGCAAAGATGGTACAGTATACTATTTTACTTAAACAGCGGGAAAGAGGGTGGAGAGACTAGGTTTCCTAAGTTTAAGATATCTTTCAGGCCTGAAGCGGGAAAAATGTTGATGTGGAAAAATTTAAAAAATAATCAACCCAATTATGATATGCTGCATGAGTCTAAACCTACAGATGGATGGACAAAGTATGCGTTAATATTATGGATCAGAATGTAAGGCATATATGTAAGGTTTGTAATAAATCATTTAACTCTGAAAGAGCGCTTCATATACATATTAAGTCTCACAATATTTTATTAAGCGAATATTATACAACTTATTACCCAATGAAAAATTGGTATAATGGCGAGCCATTACCTTTTAAAAACAAAAAAGATTATTTTCGCAAAAGATTTTCAAACAGATGGCAAATGGTACAATGGCTCATCAAAAATAAGGACAATAAACTAGCTAAGCACTATGCAGTCAGCGAACTCAAGAATAGAGTAGATGAAAAAAACCTCCTAAAGGCTCCTAGTCATATAGAGCTGCAAATATATGACTTGCCCCCTATCGATAGCTACAAAATGCTTTTTGGGTCATATACAGAGGCTTGTAAGCCTGCAGGGGTTGAGCCAATGTTTCCTAAAAGAATATGTAAAGAGTTTTACTCGGATAAATATAGAGATACCCCAATTTTCATAGATACTCGAGAGCAACAACCGCTAGTATTCCCAAACTCTAAAACAATGAAATTAGATTTTGGAGATTATACTTCATCTGGTGATTACTATTCATATACGTATGTCGATAGAAAAGGAGAGCAAGATTTTAAATCAACCATGTCTACAGGATTTGAGCGATTCAAAAAAGAATTAGATAGGTGCAGGAATATGGGGTGCTATTTATATGTGGTTACTGAAAGCGATATAGAAAAAATAAAAAAAAGAAATAATTTCTCTAAACATCGATCTAATTTAGATTACATATGGCATAATATGAGAGTTTTGTCTCATGAATATGCGGGTTGCTGTCAATTTATTTTCACAGGAAACAGGAAAAAGTCTGTAGAGATTATCCCAAAACTATTAGTGCTTGGAGATGCTTTATGGAGTACAGATATACAATATTATTTAGATAAACAAAAATGAGCTGGGAAACAGGAAATCAACCAAAAAATATTGATAAAGAAGATATTAATCGCTTACTTTTAGATAAAGGTTTTCTTGAAGAGAAGGAAGCAAAAATCCTTTTATATAAATTTTTAAGAGAAAATATTACATTTACTACTGGCTTATTGTCGGGCGTAGACCTTTTCCCTTTTCAGCATATGGCAATTAAAAGCATGTTCGAAACGGACTATTTTTTAGGTATATGGAGTCGAGGTATGTCAAAGTCTTTCACGACGGGCGTTTACGCTTTTCTGGACGCTATATTAAACCAGGGAGTTGAGATAGGTATATTAGCAGCATCTTTTAGGCAATCTAAGCAAATATTTAAAAAGATAGAAGATATAGCCGCCAAACCCGAAGCTCAGATGTTAGCTGGCTGTATCACCAAAAAAAGCAAAAGTAACGATGAGTGGTTGATGGAGATAGGAAGAAGTAGAATCAGGGCACTACCCTTAGGTGACGGCTCAAAGCTTCGTGGCTTTAGATTTCATAGAATTATTATCGATGAGATGTTATTGATGCCAGAAAGGGTTTATAATGAAGTTATTGTCCCATTCCTTTCTGTTGTGGAAAACCCTACTCAAAGAGAAGAATTGTACAACCTCGAGACCAATTTAATTAAAAAAGGAGAAATGAAGGAAGAGGATCGATATAGGTGGCCTAACAATAAATTAATTATGCTTTCTTCTGCTAGTTATAAATTTGAATATTTATACAAATTGTATTCTAATTTTGAGGGTCTGATATTGAATCATGTTGATCATAAAGATGGTTCTAATGCTAGAAGGTCTATTATGCATTTTAGTTATGATTGCGCACCAAAACAATTGTATGATGTAAATTTAATTAATCAATCAAAAGCTACAATGAGTCAATCTCAGTTCGATAGAGAGTTTAATGCTATTTTTACAGATGATAGTAGCGGCTATTTTAAAACTTCCAGGATGGCGGACTGCACAATAAGAGATGGCGAAGGACAGTGCGTGGAAATAGCGGGCGAACCTGACGCAAAATATATTTTAGCTATTGACCCTAGTTGGGCAGAAAGTGAGAGTTCTGATGATTTCGCTATGCAAGTCCTTAAGTTAAATGATGAAAAGCGTAGCGCAGTATTAGTCCATAGTTACGCTATGGCGGGGACAAGGCTTCAAGATCATATGTTTTATTTCAAGTACCTTATAGATAAATTTAATATTATTAGTATAGTTGCCGATTATATGGGTGGCGTACAGTTTATTAATGCCGTCAATGAAAGTTCTATATTTAAGAAAGAGAATATAAACTTTAAACAGATAGATGTTAATTTTGACGACCTTAATGACTATCAAAACGTTTTAAAGTCAGTCAAACAACAATATAATCAGCAAGATAGGAGGATATGTTTCCTGAGAAAGCCTAGCTCGGATTGGATCAGAAGAGCTAATGAATCATTGCAGGCCAATTTTGACCACAAAAAAATATGGTTTGGATCTAGGGCTATTGACGAAGACTATGCAATACAAAGACGTAAAAAAGTTCCGATTACGAAACTCAAGTTTTTGCGCAATGAAGAAAAAAATCAATCCCCTCAGTCTAAAATGATTGACTTAATAGAGCACCAGTATGATTTAATGAATTTAACAAAATCAGAATGCGCTTTAATTCAAATTAAAACTTCCCCGCAAGGAACGCAAACTTTTGATTTACCTGACAACTTAAAAAGACAAACAGGCCCTGAAAAAACAAGAAAGGATTCATATTCCGCCCTTGTTCTCGGAAACTGGATGGTTGGATTATATTACGAGTTTACACATATGGAAGAGACCCCTCAGTATCTAGGTTTTACCCCAATGTTCATAAAATAAAAGTTAAAAGTAACTTTAAAAGTAACTTTTTTTACTTATTATAATATATAGGTGTAATTCTCGACAAATGGCTAAAAGAAAATATACTAAGAAATCTGAATACTGGAAAAAGTTTGACCAAAGTCAACCTTTAGACAATATAATGATATCAAATTCTGCTCAATGGTCTCCAGAGTTATCTGGGGAAGGATTTTACCAATCAATAGCTAGTGAATATAGCAGAGGTGGTAAGGTCGATACCCAAACAAGAAAAAATCGTGCAGCCTTAGGCACAAAGGCTTCTAAATATGAAAACATTCATAAAGGGCTG